CAGAAAAGCAGCCTGAACAACTTTCTGAAACACCATCACCTAACAGCGATCAGATTGATCGTCTGATCAACGCAATGATGAAGTGAGGTTATGGCCGATAAAAACAGCCTCACACTGGCGCAAGTAACTGCCCTAGTAAAACTTGCGAAAAAAGTCGATCAGTTCAACAACCTACTGTCAGGCAACGGTCCTCCAGGTGATAACGGTACTAATGGTGATTGGTACGTCGATGTTTTAACAAAGCGTCTTTACGGGCCAAAAACAGAAACTGGTTGGGCGGGACAACCCGTTGCAATCGGAACATCAGACGAAACAGGCACTCCACGCCCCACTGCACCAAGAACAGCACTTAACGCTGACGGCACTCTTGCTGCTGGTTCGGGTGCTACTGGCCCTGAAGGACCGCAAGGTGATCAAGGGCCACAGGGTGAGCAAGGTGTTGCAGGCGCAACAGGAGCGACAGGTGCTGCGGGAGCAACAGGTGCTACTGGCGCTCAAGGCCCAACTGGCGCTACTGGTCCTGCAGGAGCAGATGGTGCCGATGGTGCTGATGGTTCCGATGGTGCAACTGGGCCACAAGGGCCAACAGGCGCAACTGGAGCAGCAGGCGCAACAGGCGCTGCTGGTGCAACAGGAGCAGCAGGTGCTGATGGAGCTGATGGTGCTGCTGCAACTATTGCCGTTGGCACAATTACAACTGGAGCTGCTGGGGGGAGTGCAAGCGTTAGCAACAGTGGAAGTTCATCCGCTGCTGTTTTTGACTTCACGATTCCTAGGGGAGCAACTGGTGTAACAGGTTCTCAAGGCCCTGCCGGTTCAGATGCTTTTGTTGCAGTAGGGACTACAGGTGAACGTCCGGGCAGCCCTTCAACAGGAGCAATCCGGTACAACACCACAGAAAATAGGTTTGAGGGTTACAACGGAAGTGCTTGGCTTAATCTGTCGCCTGCAACCCTGGATGAGGTTGGCGACACGGTTTAGACTCGGGAAAACGCCTTTTTATTAATGGCTAAGTCAATCGACAAGGTTTTGCAGTCAGATGGCTCCTACAAGTGGGAAATGGTTGATTCTTGGGATCCTGCATCCGAAAAAAGAGCAACACCACCTGCTGATCCAGAAGCTGCTGAAAAGCCAAAAGCTACTAAAAAGACGAAAGCTATTAAAGTAGAAGAGTAAATCTACTTTTTACAATGGAAGAGCAAGTCATTCAGGAGACGCCCGTGGCGTCTTCTGAACAGCCCGTGGCTGAGACTACAGGTAACGTCAACCTTGTTGACACTACTGCTTACGAGCAACAAATTAAAGCTGAAAGAGCCCGCGCTGAAGAAGCTGAAGGTAAATTTCAGCGTATTAAAGACAAGATGAACGCTCTTGATGAAAAGATGCGTTCAGAGCGTCAAAAAACGCTAGAAGATCAAGGCCAGTGGAAACCTCTTTGGGAAGAAGCCAACAAGACTGCTCAAGAAAAGCAGGATCGAATTGGCGAATTAGAGCGTCAATTACAAGATCTTCGGGTTTCAAACGAAACTGCAGCGATGCAAACGTCTGCTTTGTCTGCAATTAGTCAGGCTGGAGCGATTAATGCTGAGCAGATGCTGCAATTAGTGCAGAACGGTCTTAAGAAGTCTGAAGATGGCAGCGTCAAAGTTCTTGACGGTGGCGTTGAACAAGACTTAGGTGTTTATTTAGCCAAGCTAAAAAATCCTGGCTCTGGCTACGAACATCACTTCAAGCCAAGCACTCAAGCTGGGATGGGAGCTAAACCTTCTACAGGAACTGCAGGTGCCGCAGGCATCGCAAATCCTTGGCTAGAGGGTAGTATTAACTTAACAAAGCAAATGGCTTTGGATGCTTCCGACCCTGATCTTGCAGCCGTGCTCAGGAGAGAGGCCGGAAAGTAGTCCCCGTGGGACACCATTTCAAGTCCGTGACTTGACCCTCCGCAAACATTACCCCTAAATAAGAAATGGCTGCTCCATTTCAGAATTATTCCGGCGGTGTCCTACTCGCGGACATCGTAAAAAGGAATAATCTCAGCACCTATGTGTCTGAGGCCATTAAAGAGCGTAGCTTGTTCCTCAAGTCTGGCGCTGTTGTTCGTAACGCTCTTCTCGATGCACGAGAAGGCGGTACTCGCATTCAAGTTCCTGAGTTCAACCCCGTGTCTCCCACTGAGGAAGTCATGGACGGTACTGCAACTTGGGGCACTAGCTCTGCTGGCTACCTAACTCCTCAAAAGATCGGTACTGGCACCCAAATTGCTTCGATCATCCACCGTGGCTTTGCCTACGCCGTAGATGACGTTGCGATCTTGGCAGCTGGTGAAGATCCAATGCTTCACATCCGTAATCAGTTGGCAGATGCCATCAACAAGCTGAACAGCGCACGTCTGTTTGAGCAGTTGACTGGTTTGTTCCACACTGCACTCAACGCTCACCGCCTTGAGAAGCAGCTTGGTACTAACGGTGCTACCGGCGAAGCCAACTATCTGACTGCTGCAACAGTGGCAGAAGCACGCTCCAAGCTTGGAGAGCGTGGTGAAGAGCTAGACATTCTGGTTGTTCACCCTTCCGTTGCTTACTACCTGTATCAGGTAGGAATGCTGACCTTCTCTACTTCTGCACTGGCTGCTTCTGGCGCAGTGACCTGGGGTGGCGGTGGTGTTGGCATTGGCGCTCGTGAAGTTGGTGAATTTGCTGGTTGTCGCGTCATTGTTGACTCACAAGTCAACATCAATGACCCAACGCCAACTGGCAAACGCCAAGAGTTCCGTTGCTACATGCTGAAGTCTGGCACCATCCTTGAGGGTGTTCAGCAAGATCTTCGGATTGAAGCTGACCGCAACGTCCTCTCGAAGCAAGACGTGCTTTCCGTGGATTACCACACTGCCTATCACGTTATGGGCACCAAGTGGGGTTCTGCTTCGGACAACCCGACTAACGCAAACCTGCGTACCGGCAGCAACTGGTCTGCCACCTACGACATCGACCTCATCCCTGCGGTTGAGATCTTCGTCAACACTCCTTTGGATAACGGACTCAAGTCCTGATCCTGACGGAGCAAAAGGCCCTACCATTAGGTGGGGCCACCTTATTATTGCCTTATGGCTGCCACGATCAACGCCACACTCAAGAGCGCAACAGCCAACAGCTTTGTGACGTTGGCAGAAGCGGATGCGTATTTTGAAACCGTCCCAAGCTCAACGCAGTGGGATAACAAACAAGACGACAACAAAAACCGTGCTTTGATTTCAGCCACCCGCTGGATCGACACATTGAATTTCTATGGTGATCGTTGCGATGCAGACCAAGCTTTGAGCTGGCCACGCAACAATTACCACGTTGATCGCGTTGAATTAACTTGCAGTGCTATTCCAGCAGACATTAAGTACGCTACTTATGAACTGGCACGTGCATTAGCAAATGACACGGACTCGATTACAGGGACTACCGGCGATACGGGGTTATACGAAGCCGTCAAGCTCGGAGAACTCGAAGTCAAGTACAACACTTCTAGCCAAGCTACTGGAACTGTCAATAACGTATTCGACGTTTACCCTTGGCTGCAGTCTTATCTTGGTGCTTATTGTCTTGGAGGTTCTGGCTCTTACCAAGTTCGTACTGTGAGGGGTTGAGATGCCAGGAGCACTAGACAGTTTATTCAAAAACGTTGCCAAATCAGTTGTCGCTGATCTGGGCAAATCTCTTGACACGACAATCACTTACACCCGCAAGGTGTCGCCAACGTATAACACCAGCACTGGTGCGTTAACGACGACAGACACGTCTTACTCTTTCGACGCACCAATTGAGTTTGTAAGGTCAGAGGAGGAAGATGAAGCTGAAAAGCGAACAGCAAAGCTTTACATCACTCCAGACTTGATTGGCGACAATCAGCCAACTTTTGAGGACAGCGTAAGTATTAAATATGCAGGGTCCAACAGGGTTGCCCAAATCACTGACATCCAAACCTATAAGGGTGGGCAAGAGTATTTATTTATCTTGCAGGTGGTGTTCTGATGGCTAAATTTGCAGACACCAACTTGTTTGACTTTGAAAATGATTTTGAGGCTTATTTTGATCAAGGCTTTAATCGGTTAATTAATAGCTTGGTGGGAGACCTTTCTACTCCTGAGAATAGCCCAGTTTATACGGGCTATTTTGCTTCAAGCTGGAGGGCGTCTTCTTCTCCAATAAAAAGAGAGCCTAGGAAGAGAAGCGATGAGAATAGACGGACTAAAGCCCCATGGGAAAAAGTGTATAAAACAGCGACAAGAGGTACTGGTGACAGCCTTACCCCTTGGGGCGTAAAGAAAAACATGGGAGTTATCGAAAGACGTTACCCTGGGCCATTTGATTTTAATTTCAAGCAGTACCCAACCGTTTACATTGGGAATAGGGCACATTATGCTCCCTACGCATTAGAGGATGGTAAAACGATTGCCTTTCTCGGTGACGTAAAAGAAAAAGTAAATGAGTTCTTTACAGAAAGCCAAAAGTTAGGTCAGATCAATGTTGCAGCACGAGCAAGCCGAAGGAACAAGGCTGGCAAGGTTACTCAAGCTCAAAACGTTTCTATTTTCTAGCTATGACTCTTGTAAACGCCCGAGCCGCTTTCGAGAAAGCCGTTACCGATGCAGTCGCAGCGGCGGACAATACCGTCCAAATGGTCTACGACAACGTTAAGTACACGACTCCCGGCAAGACCAAAAAATATGTTTCTATGCGAATAAATTTCAATCAGTCCACGCTCCAAAACCAAGGAGCCGCCTCTGACTATTACAGCGGTGTAATTCAGTGCAATGTTTATGTTCCTAAATCTGCTGGTACGGCAGCTCTTGCAGCTGTTAGCGAGGCAGTGATTGATGGATTAACTTCAGTAAATGCAAGTGGCTATACGGACGCATTTAATGTTGCGCCGCGTGTGCTTGACGTTAGTGGGCCAAACCCCTTAGAGCTAGAAGATCGTCCTCACTTCCTTGGGATTATTTCTTGCCAATTTACAGCAGTCGTATAGTATATTAGTCGAAACGAGATTATTTCATGCGTGCTACCGAGCTGCTTCGGAACAAGTTTGGCATTAGCCAGCTTTATAAGCATGAAGTAAAAGATGGGGACGAAGTAGTGCTAGAGGTTTATTGGCACCCCTTGACCATTGCTGAGCGCGAATCAATCCAAAAAAAGTCTGAAACAGACGATTCTGTGGATTTTGCTTTAGGCATGATGATTGCAAAAGCCCTTGATGCTGAGGGCAAGCGCCTGTTCCAAGACGGTGAAAAGTCACAGCTTAAGAATGCTGTAGATGCCTCTGTCCTCCAAGAGATTCAGCTTGCCATGCTGACATCTGGAGCGGAAAACAAGGTGGAGGAAGCGAAAGCTGACTTGAAAAGCTAATAGCGATTGGTATTTTATTTACTTTCTTGCCAAAGAGCTGGGTACTACGGTTGCCCAGCTTTCGCATCATTTGACGCAAGAGGAGCTAATTGGATGGGCAGCTTTTTATGAGCTGAAGAATGATGCTGAGGAAAAGGCGCGTGATCAAGCCAAAATGAGCCAAGGAGCACAAAGCCTTGGGAGGAGGTAAAGTGGGTCAATAGGCGTTTGGCTTGAGCTTGTGGCTGAATACGGCGTAAATATCGCGGTTGCGGTCAAGAATAGCCAAGCAGTTACGCAACTTTCTAGCAAGTTAAAAGATACTGCATCAAAAATTGAACAAATAAATACTAATTTTACTACATTTGCAGGTCTGACCGGGAAAGTGCTTCCTGG